GGCCAACCGGGCGAACATCGCGGACACCGTGCAGTTCGTCGAGGACATCGAGACGGCCCAGCGACTGGCGCCGGCCGAGAGGTGGTTCACGCCCATGAACTGGGACTGGCGGACGCGCACCTATGCACTCACCCGCTTCAACTTCCAGCGCGAGGACCGTGTGCGCTCGCTGTTCCTGTTCGCCAATGGCAAGCCCATCGGTGAAGAGGGCATCAAGTGGCTCAAGATCCACGTGGCCAACTGCGGCGCGTTCAAGGACGAGAAGAAGGTAGGCATCGACAAGAAGCCATTCGAGGAGAGAGTGAAATGGACGGACGATCATCTGTCGGACTTGGCGGCATACGTTACGTCACCGCTGACGAACTCAGGCTGGACCGAAGCCGACAATCCGTTCCTCTTCCTGGCCGCCGCCAGGGAGCTTGTGTCTGCCCTCAATGTGGGGCCGAGCTACATCACGCACTTGCCGACTGGCTGGGACGGCTCCTGCAACGGCCTGCAGCATCTCTGCCTGATGACCCGCGACACCCAGGGGCGTCTCGTCAACCTGACGGACAACTCTGAGCCCAGCGACGTCTACCAAGTGGTGGCGGATCTCGCCAAGGAGCTGATCGTCGCCGATCTCGACAACCACGAGATCATGGGCAAGCCCGACGACGACCGGCCGGAACGCAAGACCACGGCGCCCATCAGCAAGCTCGCTGCCATGGCGCTGGCGTTTGGCGTCGACCGCAAGCTCGTGAAGCGTAACTGCCTCACCTTCAGCTACAGCTCGAAAGAGTTCGGCATGAGCGAGCAGCACTTCGAAGACACGATGGCTCCCCTGGAGCTGAAGCTGTTGAAGAAGGAGCTGGAGCGGCATCCGTTCGGTGACACCGACGACGAGTGGCGTCTCGCCTCTCGCTATCTGGCCAACCGCGTGCTCAAGGCCATCAAGACTGTCGTGAAGCTCCCCGCCGAGGCGATGGAGTTCATGCAGATCCTGGCGAAGGTCCTGGCCCACGAAGGCAAGCCGCTGCGTTGGACGACACCAGCCGGCGTGCCGTGCATCAACCGCTACCACGAGAGCACCACCGAGAGGGTGGAGCTGTTCTGCTACGACAAGGGCGTGAAGATCCGCACGCGCATCACCGTCGCTACGGGCTACGAGAAGCCCATCGCGAAGGAGAAGGCGGCGGCCGGCATTGCCGCTAACCTCACGCACTCCATGGACGCGTCCCACCTCCTCTTGAGCGTGGGCAACGCTGTCGACCAAGGGATCACCGACATCGCAACGGTCCACGATAGCTTCGGCTGTCTGGCCTGTGACGCGCCTCGGTTCCTGACGATCATCCGCGAGACCCTCAAGCGGATGTACGAAGACCACGACATCCTCGCGGAGCTTTACGAGAGCGCCCGCGCGGACCTGACCCCTGCCGGCCTGGAGAAACTGCAGAATGACCTGCAGGAGAAGGGCTTCAACGGAGTGCCTGAGAAGGGCACGCTCGACCTCACGGAGATACTCAATGCTCGATACGCGTTTGCCTGATTACGACACCGTGCGCACTCTCAGTGAGCGGCAGCGCGTGTGGAATGCCTTGATCCCCGCTTCGGCGGTCGAGTTCAAGATCGAACCCGAGGGCGTGCGGTATCTGCACGCCACCAAGGGGTGGAAGTGGGTCAGCAAGAAGCGCTTCGCTGTGCGCGGGGTACTGTGATGAGGACGTGGCGCGTCCACTTCCTCAAAGGCTCCGGCTTCGTTGGGGCTATGGAAGTACGTGCGTCGGCGATGACGTACGACGGCACAGGAAGCCTAATCTTCATGCTGAACGAGCGCATCGAAAAGATGTTCGCGCGCGGCACATGGGCTCTTGTGGAGGATCTCTATTGATGCTGGACGACTGCGATAGCTGCGACGGCACCGGGGAATGTCCCGTGTGCTTCGACGACGACGACGAGTGCAGCTGGTGCCGTGATGGCGCCTGCGCTGACTGTAACGGGACCGGCCTGGGACCCTTCACCTGCGAGGAGGTCTGATGGCCATCCGCATGACAGTCAACGACTTCATGCTGGAGGTCACACGCATCGACAAGGAGATCCGGGAGCTAGTGAAGGCCCCCGTGCTCCGCATCAACAGCACTCTCATCAGCCAGTACCGGGCGCTCAAAGAGAAGCGCCGCGGCTACGTGCAAGCCATCCAAGCCTATCAACCCTGAAGGAACAGCCCATGGAATACCAAGCGAAGCATTCGTCTCCCGACCGCATCTTCCGTGCGGCTGTGCTCAACGGCGTCCCCGTGCCCGAGCAGACCCGCGCGACCCTTGAGGCTCGTGGTGTCGACACCGCGGAGCTGGAGGCGCGCCTGCGTCAGCAGATCGGGTGGAGGCACTGATGGACGAGTACGCAACCGGCACCGTGCAGCTCTACTACGGCACGCAGGCTGACTACATCCTCTCGGGCGCTGCGTGGTGGCCTTCGTTCTCCTACTGGATGATCCCAGGGACGCAGGAGGACTGATGGCCTCCTACCTCCACTACCTCGACGAAGCCTACGCCAACCGTGAGGCCGAGCTTCGAACCCAGCGCCTCTACTCGACCAAGCAGACCCCTCGCGGGTCTGTTGTCGTTTTGGGGGACCGCATCATCTCCGAGCACGAGATGCCTGAAGCCCACGCCCAGCAGCAAGCTGATTGGCTCAACGACAGGAAGAAGAACGGCTGACAACTACTGAAGAACGGCGGGCGATAAAGCGTGAGTATATGCGCCAGAAGCGTCTGGACCCAGGGTGGGTATCGCAGACCAACGCCCGCCGCCGAGAGCGCAGGAAAGACCCTACTGTCAAAGCCCGCTGCGCTGCGGTTCTACGTAAATCACTCTACGGCCTATCTCAGTCCGATTACGACACGATGCTCGACAGACAAGGAGGCGTGTGTGCCGTCTGTGGCACAGATGCCCCTGGTGGACGTGGGCTCCATGTCGACCACTGCCACGCTGATGGGTTCGTGCGGGGACTTCTCTGCTCGAACTGCAACACAGCGCTGGGTCTATTCAAAGACGACCCTGACAACCTGCTCAAAGGCGCAACCTATTTAAGGACGGCACATGAACATCATAGCTGCAGTAGCGGACTGGCATAGCGTTCAAGCACTCAAGGCCTACCGCAAGCGTGACTACAAGACCTACACCCGGCACATCCGCATCGCGGACAGCCTGAGGACTGCCTAATGGAAGGCCCGTACACCATCGTCCCCAACGCGGACGGACGAGGCTACGACGTGGTCCGCATGGCACCAACCATCATCGCCAAGGAGCTGCGCCAGGGAGAGGCCGAGGCGCTCGCCTTCGCGCTCAACACGCAGATCCGAATGATCGAAGGAGACTTGAAGTGAACGACATCAGTTTCAAGGACGTCGCTGGCTGCGTGCTGACCGTCGACAGCTACCAGTCGACCACCAAACGCCCCGGCCACGACGACTACTGCTTCGTGGTGCTCGCCCACGCCCCCGACCGTGCCGACGCGCCGGCCGTAGGTCTGTCCCGTGCGCAGGCATTGGCCCTCGCCAAATTTCTCATTGAGGAGCTGAGCAAGTGACACCAGAGCAACGCGCCGCCAAGCAGCTGTTTGGCATGCAGGACTACGTGCCGCTCCACCCCAACAGGGAGTTCCTGTTGGACACCGAGAGCGGCCAGTGGATCACCTACAACGATTTGGTCGCGCAGTATCGCGCTGAAGAGGAGACCGAGAAGTGAAGATGAAGAACCGAGTGACCATCCACATGGGTGCCAGCAAGTTCACCGTGGCTCTCAACGACGGCAACGACAACCCGGTGGTGTTCAACCTGTACGCCATGGACAAGGAAGAGCGCCGCAACTTCCACCGCAAGTTCATGCAGGCGTATCGCGCCTCCTGATGTTCGAACACATCTTCATCGCCTACATGGCGGTGGTGCTCTTCATAGGGGCACTCTCATGCTTCGTCGATTAACCGCGGGGGCCCTGGTGGCCCTCGTTTCCATTTCGGCGGCCAACGCCGGCCCGTCCTGCACCATCGAATACCCGCGGGGCTACCACGTCCCGAAGGGCACCAAGAAGAAGCCGCTGAAGATATGCACTGGCGGTGACCTGCAATCCACGTGGCGCATCTGTGTGTCACGGTTCAACATCTAGGAGCCAACGACTGATGTTCTCCAAAGTCTATTCGTTCTTCGGTGGCCTCGTTCAGTTCGTGATTTCCGTCGAGAAGACGGTCGAACACGACGTCGAGGCGATCATCTCGACCTTCACCGACACCGTCACCAAGCTGGAAGCCGCCGTCGAGGCGAAGGCTGAAGAGGCCAAGCTCCTCTACGCCCAGGCTGACGCGCTGTACGAGACGGGCGACGCTGCCAAGCTTGCGTCCAACAAGGCCGCCTCCGTCGCCGCCAAGATCAAGGAACTGGTGGCCTAATGCACCACATTCACATGTCGACCCCGTTCTTCTTCGTCACCGTGTTCGGCTTCATCGGCCTGCTCGCGGTCATCTTCGCGTTCGTCCGCAGCATGCGCAACGACCGCCTGGAGGCCGAGGCCCGCGTGGCCGAGGCCAAGGCTGAAGCCGCGTATCACGCAGCCAACCCCGTGCGCCCCACGGCCGCGCAGATACAGCAGGTCCACGGCGAGCGCCTGGAGGCCCGTCAGTCCGTCAATGGCTGGCCGATGGGCTCGGGCTCCCACACCCACACCTACACCCCGGCGCCGTCCTACGCAGCCGTGGCCCCCGTGTATCACTCGGATCCGCTGACCGGCCTCGCGACCGGCATGCTTATTGGCTCGGCCCTGGGCCACAGCCATAGCCACGACACCACCATCATCCACGACAACGCGCCGTCGCACTCTCACTACAGCAGCGACAGCTCCTCGTACTCGTCATCCTCCTCTTCGGACAGCGGGTTCTCCTACAGCGACAGCTCGTCCTCCTCGTCCTACGACAGCGGTTCGTCGGGCGGCTTCGACGCCAGCTGGTAATTTCGAAAGACTGACTTTTTTCAATGCCGAAATACATTACTGCCACTCTGCCGAAAGGCACCCTTGTCTTCCCGAAGCTCAACAAGGTTGACGACTTCAAGGGCAAGCGCACCTTCAAGACCCGCATCAAGTTCGACGACGACACTCACCGCAAGGTGGATGCGTGGTTGCGCAAGGCGGCCAAAGAGCTGGGCCACCCCGACGCCAAGCTGCCCTGGTACAAGGACAAGAAGACCGGCGAGCTGACGCTCAAGGCCTCCTCGGGCGAGAAGTATCCCCCGGCACTCCTCGACGCGAAGGGCAAAGAGATCCCGCGCGCCAAGGTCGAGGTCGGTGGTGGCACCATCGCGAAGGTCGACGTCAACGCCAAGTATTACGATGGCTTCGGTGGCGGCATCAATCTGTACATGAACTTCGTGCAGATCATCGAGCTGAAGAAGAAGGGCTTCAACGTCCAAGAGGAGGAAGGCTTCTCCTACGACGACGAAGACGGCGACGAGGGTGACGCGGAGGCCCCGAAGGCCAGCGAGGATCTCTCAGATGATTTGCCTTTCTAGAGATGTCTCTCGCCTCTTACGTTGAGGCGCGGTGCATTCCTGAACCAAACTCCGGCTGTTGGCTGTGGCTGTTGGCGATTGACAGCAGTGGCTACGGCCGGGGTGAGTTCGTTGGGAAAAAGGACCGCGCACATCGGCTCTCCTATCAAGCTTTCAAGGGCGCTATCCCTGATGGCCTCACCATTGACCATTTGTGCCGGAACAAGTGCTGCGTCAACCCGGACCATCTCGACGCCGTAACACTCACTGAGAACATCAGACGACGGCACACCGCCGCGGGCAACCAGCGTCACGACGGTGAGACCCGCGAAGATTACGTTGCTCGGCTGCGCACATATACGCGCGAATACCACCGGAAAAACAGTCGACACCTCAACGACCTGCGCAACGCGCGCCGTGCCGCGGAGAGAGCCCGTGTCTAGTCGTGGGGCCTTAACTATAGAACCCGAGTACCGCTCAAAGCTCGAAAAGGACGTCGCGGAGAAGCTCGCCGCGGCCGGTGTGGAGTTTGGCTACGAAAGCCAGAACATCTTCTACACCGTGCCCGCGCGTGAGGCCAAATATCTCCCTGACTTCTCGTTCGAAGGCTGTCCCATCATCATCGAGCCCAAGGGCCGCTTCGGCGGCAACTACGAGGGCTTCCGCGGCAAGCGGATGGTTGGCAGCAAGGACGCGGCGGTCAAGGAGCGGCAGAAGTTCATCCTGCTCAAGGAGCAACATCCTGAGTTGGACATCCGCTTCATCTTCTCCAAAGCGTCGACCCCGATCTATCCCAAATCCAAGACCACTTACGGCAAATGGGCCACGGACCACGGTTTCAAGTGGGCCGACAAGGTCATGCCGGACGAGTGGGCTGACGAGATCAAAGCGTACCTGAAGCAACCCAAGAAGAGGAAGTAACGACATGACGAACGACACCATGACCCTCGGCGCCCCCACGCTGGCCAACGATCTGAGCCTGCCCGATCAGGCCCGCAAGGTTCTCGCGCATCTGGAGAAGCACGGCGACATCACGCGCCTGAAGGCCGACAAGGTCTACGGCATCGTGAACCTGCCCGACTGCATCTATCGCCTGCGTGAGGCCGGCTACATCGTGCACACCGAGCGCCCGGTCGACGATGGTGGCGTTCGCTACGTTCGTTACGTCCTCGACTAATGGGGAACGTCGTTTCGAAGGGACCCTGCCCGTGCGGGGTCTCTTCAGACGCGCTGGTCACCTACGACGACGGTGGTGACTGGTGCTACCGGTGCAACAACGAACAGAACACTCGCAAAGCAGGCAAGGTGCAAACACCCGACGACGACTTCGCTGAGAAGCCGAAGAAGACATTCGTCCCCATCCAGGGACACTACGCCGACCTCCCGGCACGCGGGATCACCGAAGAGACCTGCAAGAAGTGCGACTACCAGATCGGCGAGACGGAGAGCGGCAAGCGTGTCCACATCCAGCTGATCAAGGACGAGAACGGTCGCCTGATCGACCAGAAGACCCGCGACAAGGACAAGAACTTCTCGTGGCTCGGCACCAGCCCCTACAAGAACAACGGGGGCATCATCGGCAGTTGGTCCTGGCCGGCGAAGGGCAAGAGCGTCACCCTCACCACTGGCGAACTGGACCGCATGTCCATCTCCCAGGCTTTCGACAACAAGTGGCCTACGGGCTCGCTGCCCAACGGTGACGGCTCGTGCAAGAAAGCCATCCTGGCCGACTACGAGAAGCTCTGCCGCTTCGACAGCATCGTGCTCTGCTTCGACAACGATGAGAGCGGAGCCAAAGCCCTCAAGGAAGCGTGTGATCTCCTGCCGGTCGGCAAGGTCAAGATCATGTCGCTGCCGAAGAAGGACGCCAACGCGGTCCTCACCGACAAGACCCTGGGAGCCGCAGTGCTCGTGCGGGCCTTCTGGGACGCAACGCCCTACAGGCCCGATGGGATCCGTGATGGCGCGGACTTCAGCGTCGACCGCATGAAGCAGAAGCGCAAGCGCGGTGTCTCCCTGCCGTTCCCCAAGCTCAACGAGATGTGGGGCGGCGACCGCGACGGAGAGGTGACCACCATCATCGCCGGCTCTGGTATCGGTAAGAGCACCATCGCGCGCAACATCGCGTATCACATGCGGACTGAGCACGACTTCAAGATCGGCAACATCTTCCTTGAGGAAGACAACGACACGACCGTGAAGGCGTACGTTGGTCTGCACCGCGGCATCCCGCTGCGGACGCTGGTGGCCGAGCCTGAGACACTGACTGACGAGCAATGGGACGCGTCCCTGCACGCAGTCGTCCACAACGGCATGATGTTCTACGACCACTTCGGCAGCATCGAGAGCGACCGCCTGCTCACCATGATGCGCTACATGGCCGCCTCAGGTTGCCGTCGAATCGTGCTTGATCATATTTCCATGTCTGTTTCAGGACTGGCCTCAAATGACGAGCGTAAGGACATCGATGTCCTAATGACGGGCTTAGGCTCGTTCACCCAGGAGACTGGCGTGAGCACCTATGCGGTCTCGCATCTGAAGCGACAGATGGGCAAGGACTTCAACGAAGGCGCACCGATCTCCCTTAGGGACATCCGCGGCTCGTCCGCGATTGAGGGCGTGTCGTTCAACGTCCTGGCGGCCGAGCGTAACCAGCAGGACCCGAAGAAGAAGGCCTTCGCGCAGCTGCGCTCGCTGAAGTGCCGCATCACGGGCGAGACCGGTGAAGCCGACTTGCTGAAATGGAACCTCGCCACCGGATGCTACGAGCCGGCGAGCGCGGCCGACATCGCCAATTTCGATCCACACGACGACGAAGAGGACCAGAAGTTCTGAGCAGACTGCTATACGACACAGAGAGCAACGGCTTCGTTGCGAATGCTACCAAACTGCACTGTGTCGGAATTATCGACCTGAAGACCGAAGAGGTCCTCGGCTTCCGCCCGCACCAGATCAAGGACGCGCTTCAATACCTCTCCGAGGCCGAGGAGCGCATCGGGCACAACATCCAGAAGCATGACGAGAAGCTGGTCGCGAAGCTCCACGGGGCACTCCCTGGGGCCAAGATCAGCGACACCTTCATCATCGCCAGGACCATGTTCCCCAGCGTCAAGCTGACGGACGCGGGCCTCGTCGAGAGCGGCAAGCTCCCTGCGAAGCTCCGCGGCAAGCACAGCATCAAGGCCTGGGGCTATCGCCTGGGCGAGCAGAAGGGCGACTACGCGGAAGTTCGCGAGGCCGAGGCGCGAGCCAAGGGCATCGTGGATCCGCGGGAGATCGCGGACTACGTCTGGGGCACGTTCAACGAAGACATGTACGACTACATGCTTCAGGACTGCCGCACCAATCTGGTCCTGTGGAAGCACCTGCGGCCCGAAGAGTATCCGCAGGCGCCCATCGAACTCGAACACCGCATCGCCGAGGTGTGCACCAAGATCGAGGAAGCCGGCGTCCCTTTTGATGAAAGGGCTGCTGGGCAGCTTCAGGCTGACCTCGTCGAGAAGAAGACTGTGCTGGAGGAGAGGCTCAAGGAGACCTACGGCTTCTGGTATCAGCCCATCAGCCCTGACCCGACCAAGTCGCTCTTCGTGCCGAAGAAGGCCGGCAACGGCTACTGGGGCGATGAATGGACGACGGAGGAGATTGTCCCTGGCAAGCGCAATCGCGACGGCAGCATCAAGATGCGCGCGAAGAAGCACTTCAAGGGCTATCCCTGCACCAAGCTGAAGCTCGTCGAGTTCAACCCCAAGAGCCGCGACCACATCGCGCGCGTGCTCATCAACAGGGGCTGGAAGCCGACGAAGTTCACCGAGGGCAACAAGCCTCAGATCGACGAAGAGACCGTAGAGAGCATCGTCGCCCGCTATCCAGAGATGGACGGTCTGGGCGAATACATGATGCTGGAGAAGCGACTGTCGCAACTCTGCGGTACCGACAACAGTCTGATCCAGTCCGTCAAGGACGACGGCTGCATCCACGGGGTCATCAACCCAGGAGGGACCCAAACGGGTCGCTGCAGCCATTTCCTGCCGAATCTTGCGCAGGTGCCATCGGCGAAGAAGCCGTTCGGTATGGAGTTCAGGCGGCTCTTCCACGCACCGAAGGGCTTCTCGTTCCTCGGAGCCGACATGGCGGGCCTGGAGCTACGGGGCCTCGCGCACTTCCTGCATCCCATGGATGGCGGCAAGTATGCGGAGACCGTGCTGTCTGGCGATCCTCACTGGGCGAACGTGCAGGCCATGGGCCTCGCCTCCGGTGCTCGGCAGAAGCCGCCGCACGAAGGGGAGCCCAGCGAGATCGAGCAGCTGCACACCATCGTGCGCGAAGACGGAGCCAAGCGCTTCGCCTACGCCGTGATCTACGGTGCGCAGGACAAGATGGCCGGCGACATCGTCTACGAATGTCTGCTCAACGCACAGCGTCAATGCCCGACATTGGGTGACGCGCTGTACAAGGAGTTCTTTGGGATCGGCGTGCCGGGCGACAAGCGTATTCGCAGCGTCGGCCGCAAGATCCGCGAGAACTTCAGGAACGGCATTGAGGGCTTTGCGGATCTGCAGGACCGCATCGAGCGTCAAGTCGAAGCCAAGGGACGCGTCCCGTTGCTCGACGGGCGCCGTGTGCCTGCCAAGGGCTTCTCGGCGTTAAACTACCTTATCCAGGGGGCCGGAGCGGTGCTCTGCAAGCGTTGGGTATCCGACGCATTCGAGGAGTGCTGCAGGCGCTTCAAGTACGGCTGGGGCGGCGACTTCGTCTTCGTACTGTTCATCCATGACGAAATCCAACTCTGCGTACGAGAAGGTCTTGAAGAAGAAATCGGCAACATCATCGTCAAAGCCGCGCAAGAAGCCGGCGAGCCGTACGGCTTCCGGGTCAAGCTCGACAGCGAGTACTCGTTCGGTCGCACCTGGGCTGACACTCACTGATCCCCTTGAACGTCTGCACAAGGTCCTGCGCGCCATCTGGCGTGAGCAGGTCCGCGTGAAGTCGGACATGGCACGTAAGGAGGCCGACGTCATTGCGATGGCGGCTTCCCTCCAACTCATTACCACGAAGGTGGGCGCGCAGCGCTACGCCAAGACGTGGCTTATCACCAGCAAGGGCCTCAAGTGGCTCGACGAAAAGGAAGACTGATGTTTACCCAGGAAGTGAACGTTGACGCCATGTTCCGTGCCACCGCGCTGATGTTCGGCGATCAGGCCGCAATGATCCTCGCGAAGCTCGCGGACACCATCGACCAAGCGCAGCAGGCGGCTTACGAGCTGGGCCTGCAGAAGGGCCAAGAGAACCTTGAGGCCGCGTGTGACGCGTCGTTCGACAATGGCTGGGATGCTGCGGGTCTCGCAGAAGCCGAGACCATGGGCACCCAGGCTTGGGAAGACGGCTACCTCGATGGCGTGCAGGACGCGCGCGCCAACCCGACACTCACCGACGTGATGGTGCAGGACATCATCAACGACCGCGCGGACGAGTTCTACGAAGCAATCGACGAATACTACGCCGACTAATGGAAGGCATGCACGCATTCGAGGGAGGTCCGTTTCAAGTCTCGGCTGACCGGGTGGATGACCAAGTCACCATCAGGCTCTACCGGGGCGCGGACCTCCTTGTGGAATTACAGACGACCCGCAACGGGGCCCGCAACATCGCGGAGCAGATCATGAAGGTGCTTTATTGATCATTCTGAAACTCTATGCCACCTTGGTGGCCCTCTCCATGCTGACTGGCCTCGGCCATTTGCTCGTTGGCATGATGACGGACGACCTGCGCATTGCTGAACGCGGCCTCGGGTTCTTCGTCGGGGGCTTGGCTGGCGTCCTGGCCGCGGTTCTCGGCATGGCCCTATCCTTGCTGTGGGCCTCATGAAGCGACTACTGCTGATCGACGGCGACGAGTTCCTGTTTAGGGCCTGTGCCGCCGTCGAGAAGGAGGTCAAGTTCAACGTCATCCTCGGTGAGGTCGACTGGAACGAACCTCCTATCCATGTGCTGGGCTCCAACCCAGTAGAGGCGCGCCAAGTGCTCGACGAGATGCTCGACCGCATCTTCACGCGGTTCGAGACCAAGGAGCACCTACTCTGCTTCTCCTCGCCGCCGAACTTCCGCTACACCGTCGACCCGACCTACAAGAACAACCGCGCCAACTCGCGTAAGCCCCTGTGCTACGTCGAGCTGCGGGAACAGGTCGAGGCCGACTTCAAGTGTAAGGCTCTTCCGGGTCTTGAGGCCGACGACGTGATGGGCATCATCGCGACCACGCCAGCCATCCAGAAGCGCAACCCGATCATCGTGTCCCAGGACAAGGACATGCAGACCATCCCGACGTCCGTGTGGCGCCAGGGTGAGCTGGTGAATGTCACCGAAGATCAGGCTGACTATTACCACATGTTCCAGACGCTCGTTGGGGACACCAGCGATGGCTACAAGGGCTGTCCTGGCGTGGGCAAGGTGAAGGCTGAGAAGATACTCGGCGCCGAACTGGTAGGCCCCGACATGACGGACAGGCGCATCTCCGAGATCATGTGGGGACGCGTGGTCGCCTGTTACGAGAAGGCCGGCCTCACCGAGCAAGACGCACTCACACAAGCCCGCCTCGCGCGCATCCTGCGGTTCAGCGACTGGGATCCTGTCGAGAAGAAGCCCATTCTGTGGACCCCTACGTAAGGTCCACAAAGAACCCGACCTACAACGCATTCCGCAACATGCACTACCGCTGCAACGGGCGCTTCGTGCGCACGGCGCATCGCTATGTAGACCGCGGCATTACGGTGTGCCCGGAGTGGTCGGAGTTCAAGGCGTTCGTGGATGACATGGGGGTGAAGCCTTCAGGCCTCACCTTAGATCGCATCGACAACGACAAGGGCTACAGCAAGACCAACTGCCGCTGGGTGACTGCGTCAGAGCAGAACACCAACAAAGAGCGCACGGTGATGGTCGAGTTTGAAGGCGAGACCTTGCCCCTCGTCGACGTGGCGCGGCGTGTGGGCATCGACCGCAATGTTCTGAACACACGCCTACACCGGGGCCTAACGCTCGCGGAGGCCATCAACAAGCCCATCAGGAAGAGGACGCGCAAGCCCAAGTGCTCAATTTCGCAATTCAACTCTCAGCCAGCGCTCTGAGCCTGTCGGGCCAGTGGCTCTACGGCAACAAGAGCAAGTGGGGCCCGATCCTGGGCCTCACCGCCCAGGTGCCCTGGTGGATCATCATGGTCACGCAGGACCTTTGGGGACTGCTCCCTGTCAACATCTTCACGGGCATCATCCACGCCCGCAATCTCTGGAAATGGATTAAGGACTGATGTTCTCGATCAACGACCGCGTCAAGCTGACCAAGACCCACTCTCAATGGTATCAAGCTGGTGATCTCGCGACCGTGACGCGTCTCTACAAAGACAGCGATCACATCGGGGTACTCTCCGACTGCGACCCTGATCCAGAGCCCATGCCTCTGAAGCCGGACTACATCATCCACGTGACCAACGTGCCCACCGTGCGTCCCCGCGGCTCCGACGTCCAACCGCAGACCGAGGCTTCCTCGCGTGTCTTCGGCACCGGGGCAACCCGAGACCTCGACGCGAACAAGCTGGACTTCGAAGGCTTCCTCTCGCCCCTGGTCCTCGAACGCTACGCCGAGCACATGCACAAGGCCCGCAAGATGCCCGATGGCACCATGCGCGCGAGTGACAACTGGCAGCTGGGGATCCCGGTGGAGGTCTACATGAAGTCGATGTGGAGGCACTTCTTCGCCGTCTGGAAGCTCCATCGGGGCCTCAAGGTGACCGAGGTTGTCCGTGGGGAGACCATCGTGAAGGACATCGAGACCGAGCTGTGCGCCCTCCGCTTCAACGTGGACGGCATGCTGCACGAGATCCTGAAGGCGAAGAATGCCGGCTGAGAGCCACACGGACCAGTTTGGCACCACCTACACGATCCCCGCAGAACCCGCAGTGCGAACCCCAGGAGCCCAATGGCGCCGTGGGTGTCCCGCTGTGGACGTGTGGTGGTCGAGGAACGGTGCCAAGGCCGACGAGACCCTGATCATCCGCCAGGAGTATGCGGAGCGAAGCACAGCAGACGTTTTGGAGCTGACGTTCGGGCAGGTTTACGACCTGATCGACGCACTCAACAAAGCAGTGGAGAGCAAATGACTGTTGAATGGAATGACAACGAGCCGATGTTTCCCGACTTCCTGCCGCCGATCAAGAAGCCGGAGCCTGTGAAGCTGCCGCGCGCGGAAGCCGAGCGGCGCATCGAGGGCGTCCTTGAGGCCGCTGGTATCTCTCTGGACCTGTTCGCCTGCGAAGGTGGCACAGTGGAGCTGATAGCCACGTTCCCTGACGGTGCCACCTACGAATGCGACGGCGCCATCAACCTGCTGGCCGAAGGCTACACACGCCGATGACCACAATCGCCTACAGAGACGGCGAGCTGGCCACCGACAGCCGCATCACGGCCGGGGACATGATCGTCTCCGACAAGCGCACCAAGGTCCATCGCATGCGCGACGGGAGCCTCGTAGCGTGGGCCGGGAGCGTGCAGGACGCCGAGCTGCTCCTGCAGGCGATGCGCAAGACCGCCAAGCCCGCCGAGAAGCACCCGAAGCTGGAAGACATCTCAGCGCTGCACCTCCGCAGCGATGGGACCCTCTGGGAATACGAAGGTGAGGCCTGGGTCAAGCAAGACCCCGGCTACTACGCGACCGGCTCTGGGAGCCCGTACGCATTCGCTGCCATGGACGCAGGCGCATCCGCCAAGGACGCCGTGCGCATCGCAATCAAGCGTGACGCCAACTCAGGCGGGCGCGTGCAATCACTGAGGCTCAAATGAAGCGACTACTGCTAGGCCCCGCGGTCCTCGCGTTGCCCCTGGCTCTCTTCGGCTGCAACTGGGGCACCAAGGCCCCAGAGCTGCCTAAGGTGCCCGAGGTGATCAGAGAGATCCCGCTGGAGGACTTCGACCACTTCCCGCCCGTAGTGCCCCCGGCGCCCGTAGAGGCTCCCGTGGTGCGCCACAAGCCCGCCAAGACCCATCAACCGGTGAAGAAGCATGTACGACCCACGCCAGCACGACCATCACCTGTGGTCCCGGTGGAAACACCTGATGCTGGTGAGGCTCTTCCTCCACAGCACGGGGTCATCTGTATCTTCCCGTTCAACATGATCCCCAACTGCACTCCGGGGGTGCCGTAGTGAACGCCTTCGCCATCGAGACCATCATGCTGCTGCCCTACGTCTACTGGCTGAAGCTGATGCAAGCCCACCAAGAATACTTTGAGGACCTGATTTATGCATAGCAACCACGCCACCTGGGAGACCACGCTGGTCATCCCCGAGGCCACCAAGACCGTCGAGGAGCAGACGCTCGACGCGCTCCTGCGGATCGAAGTGCTGCTGCAGACGCTGGTCGCCCAGACTGCGCCGGCCGTCAGCACCGCTGAGCCCGAGCTGGACTTCGACGACGAGATGAACGTCATCGGCACCAAGAAGCCGAAGGCGAAGCGTAAGTAATGGACACTGAAGCCGCCAAGGCCCTGGCCGAGCGCCTGGGTGAGACCATCGTTGAGTTCGCGGAGGCCAACACCATGACGGTCTCCGACGTGCTCAGCGCGCTGGAGTACAACTATGCAGCTGTGGAGCGTTCGCACATCCACACCGAGCTGCCGCATAAGATGCACTGATGATCCCGGTGTCCTGCACGCCGCAGACCCGGAACCGCGAGCGAGCCTGGGCCGTTGCGAAGCACGTCTTCGCCGAGGCCAAGAAGCTGAAGCCGAATGCGGCCTGACCTATACACCGAGGAGGCCATAGGCGACCGCATCTGGCGGTTCACGTGGCGCAAACCAGACGGAACGGTGGCTCACGGCATACGGCGCGTGCTCGACTGCTTTGAGTATCGAGAGCTGTATAAGACCGTGCGGCTAGGCTAGTAGCCGAGGCTGTCCAAAGGCCGGAAGGCCAACTCCGCGTAGGCGGTGCCGTACGAAAAAAACCCCCCAAGGAATCCTGTGAAGGACCTTGGGGGTTTTAGGTTTAGCAGGCGTCAGCCTGCGGCCGACTAGGCGTTGGCGCGCGGGTCGCCGGGCAGGAAGGTGCCGAGGGACGTAACGGCGACCACGGGGCCCAGCGCGGGCACAGGCAGCGTAGCGGTCGCTACTGGGGCCTCTACGGCCGGAGCCGGGGCCACAAGTGCCGCAGAGACGGCAGCGATACCAGCGGCCTCCGCAGGGGTCGTAGCAGCCGAGACCAGCTGCGCAGCCATGGCGTCGATGTCGACCTGGGCCTGCGCGAGGTCGGCGAGAGCGGCATCACGGGCTGCGGAGGCCGCAGAGACCTGGGCAGAGACGTCGGAGTGCGAGGCCGCCAGGGCGGCGACCTTGGCGACCGCGTCGGTCAGCTTGGAGAAGTCGAGGGACATAGGTGTCCTTTCGGTTATGCGCCGAGGCGCGGATTGTAGGCCACAGCGGAGGCGCCGAGGTTGATGGCGATGCCGGACGTTGTGACGTTGACGATGCGGTCGGGCGTCTGGGTGCCACGGGTTCCGAACTGGACGTCGTTGGCCGCATTGGTGTACGTGGCCGACGTGAAGGGCCGCGAGTAGGAGGCGCCCACAGGGAAGTTCACCGCTGAGGCGCCGCCTAGCAGCCGGAGGCCGAGGTTGGCGGTCACTGCGGGATCCGTCGACTTGGCGTAGACGGCCAAGTTGGCCACCTGGCCGTTCGCCGCGACATCGCCCTGGCGGGTGACGAAGCAGAAGTCAGCGCTGGTATCGCCATCACCGCGGTCGAGGAGCAGCCGCATCGGAATGGTGCCGGTGGGGCCGAGCATCTCGCTGGCGCGATACACACGGGCGTAGCGCCACTGTGTGATCGCAGGGAGCGTGTAGGTCTGCAGCTCGTTGACCATGTAGATGCCCGTGGTGTTCGGGGCCGAGCCGGTGCTGTGATAGTAGCCGTCGCTCACGGTCTTGAGGGTGTTGCCCTGGACGATAAGGCCTTCGACCGCCTGCGCATCGCTGAGCAGGTAGCGGTTGACGACGATGTCCTTGTCCTTGTCGTAGCAGAACAGGACGCCCGCAGCGCCGTTAGCGCCGCACGTGGCCCAAAGGTAACCACCGGTCCCGCGGGTCGGATCGACACAGAAGTGATCCACGGGCGACGAGAAGCCGCTGAAGTTGAAGTCGACCGCGCGTCGGATGAAGCCGTCGAGGCCCACTAGGTAACCCATGGGACTGTTCGCATCACCGACCCACAGGCCGTTCAGCTGCGCGTCCCAGGTGAGAGCGTTGGCCGTGAACGGGAGCTGGATGTCTGGGCGCGGGATGCTGCCGTCGCGACTGACGAAGCGGATGCGGTTGTCGGCACCACCCACGTAGGCGAAGGCCTTCAGGCCGTTGGCCGAGATGGCCGCGATGCCCTGGAGGCCGCCGATGGTCTGCGTGGGCAGGATGATCTGCGAGACCATTGAGGAGCCATCGGGCGCCATCTGGACGAGGCTGATGGGCGTGGAGTTGCCCCCTGCCCCGCCGCGGGTCGCACCGAAGTTGCCAACCCACAGATTGCCGTTGTCGGGATCCACAGTGAGACCCGTACACGTGAAGCCCTTGCCGGCCTCGCCGCCCGGAATGTCCGGTACGGTGACCTTGGCGCCGGGGTTCAGCGAAGTGCCGGCCGAGTAGACGTGAGGGATCGCAGCGCCCGTGCCGCCCGTGAGCCATGTGAACTTGGTGTAGTCCTCCGAGAACGTCATGTAGTTCGCCGGGAGGACCGGAGGCGTGTAGAGACGGAGAAGGCGAGCCATCAGTTAGCCCTCGGCCAGGACAGCGACCGCAGTGACCGAAGCCGCGACAGCGTAGATGTCTGACGTGGTCTCCATGACCTGCGCATAGCCGACAGGGACGGGATAACCGGTGAGCGTGGTGACGCCGGGACCACCAATGTAGACGGTGACGACGCCAACGGGCTGGATGGAGACAGTGTCTCGACCCGACGCGCCAGCAACGATCAGCGTGGCAGTCGTGTTGACGGCGACCTGGGAGGCACTGAAGCTCTCGTTAAGTTTCTTGGGCATTCCTACTTACCTCGCAGTTTGTACGCGATTTGAACACCCAACCACACGATGCCGAGCACGCCGGCAACGAGTTGGATGTAGGGGTTGAGTTCGGTGACCCAAAGTGGCGCGGAGACGGCGCCAACCGCACCCGCTGTAGTCACGTGTTCCATGAATTGATTTTCAGTCATTGCTAGGCGCGACGTCCCCAAGCATGGGCGAGGCCGGCTATTACAGAAGAGGCACCGCCGATGGTGAACATTGAACCGACAACGAGCTTAGCGAAGTCTAGTGCATCTGCGGGGGCCGCTAAGACCCTCCAACCCCAGAAGGGGAACGTGGAGACCCAGAAGATGCAGGCGTAGTAGAGCAGGACAGGGAACACCCCGAGCGCCCAGGCGCACCACCAGATCGGATGCGACATCGCAACGGTGATCACGCTGGCGGCTGTGTTCTGACGGGACACCTCGGCCTGCACGATGGCAACCGAGACGTCCTTGCCGTGTTCGTCGAAGACCGCGGCTGTGTCCTGCTTCTTGTTGAGGTAGGAGAGCAGTCCGGTGAGGAAGCCGGGGATACCAGTGAGCAGGCCGAAGAGCGCGCTCATTCGTCGTCCTCGGGCTCCGTAAGGTGTATCATCGGCTTCATCACGAGTAGCGCGAACGGGAGAAGGGAAATGATCAGCTCGACGTAGTTATCAGGCAGGAAGTGCGAGAGGATCGGCCTGAGGTCGATGCCTTCCATCTGATAGAGCAGCGTGGGGAGCATGGCGACGAAGGCGACCGCCAGGGCGTGCCAGTGGATCTTGAGGCGCGCACAGATGTCTTTGAGTTCAGTGAGCATTAGGCGTTCTTCAGTTTGTCATTGTACGCATTGGCGCGGTGATTGGCCATAACGGCGTGGTATGCGAACCAGACGACACCGAAGACCACGAGGCCCGCGATCACCCAGCCCGCTACGGTCGCGAAGTCGAGGTGGTTGATCACAGGGGCCACGGTGGCTCCCGAGGACGCACCAGCGGTCGAGTGCGCGATGGCCTTGCCGGCGTTCTTGGTGGCTTCGTTCTTGAGGCCCTTGGAGACAGGCTTGCCCGAGGCGCCGAGCGCCATACGGACACCCGTGGCTTCCACGTCGGCGACGCGCCGGCCCCAGCCCTTGCCGAAGCAGGACCACGTCTTGAGGCCGTGGAGGAACGAGCTGCGCTTAGCGCAGAACGCCTTCACGTAGGCGACGGGCTTGAGCTTCTGGGGATCCAGGGCCTTGCGATAGTCGAGGGCGCGCTTGACGCCAGAGTTCACACCGAAGTCGAACTCGACGAAGTCCACGCCGGCCGGGCGCGCATCGCAGCCGAGCTTGGCCCAATACTTCTGTCGGTAGATGTCGATTGCGACCGACTTCGGCATGGCCTTAACGTCGGCCGGGGAAGCGTCATGCTTCCAGTAGAGACGAGCATCGAAGATCGTGATGCCCCAGTTGGTGGCGCCACCGGGATCACGGGGATCGTTGGTGTAGCCTCCTTCGTAGGACAGCGTCTTGCTGATGCTCGCCTCGCGGTTTGAGGCGGTCATTTAGGTGTTCCTGTTGTACAACTACCAGCCGAGAGAGGCAGCGTGGTGGGCGTCAGCGCGTGCGTCCGAGAGCGCGTAGTTGTAGAGCGCGAACTCGTCTATGCATCCTGACATGGAGAATTGATTGACGCCGCCCGACGTGTTCCCCCCGCCGAGCCACACCGGAACGCTACCGTGGGCAGCGATGTTACTCGCAATCGCAACGGTCTGCCGCGTCTCTTTGCCAACAACACGGATGAACAGGTTGCCACCGCTTCGGCCTGCGACGACGTGGTAAAACCGGCCAACAGCCAAGCTGATCGTGCTGCTCACGGAGAGGGTTGTTCCACCCGAGAGCTTAACGAGAAGAGACAGCTTGTTGTTTTGAACAGTAAGAAGCGTTGAATTAGAGCCCGTCGCAGAGACCTGCCACGCGTTCACAATCCAAGGGTCGAAAGCAGACGATGGGGTCGGCAGGGCATCGAACCACACCCACGATTCGTAGGTGAAGTCGCCGCCAGCGAAATCAAAGTTCGTGCTGGCAGGAATGACAGCAAGATCATCGACACTGTTGAACCGAATGGCGCTACGGCCATCACCGATGGCCCCCGCCGAGCCGAAGATAGGCGTTCCCGCATAAGCCCCGTTCAGAGCCAGAGCGCCTGCGTCATTAACAGTTGTCCCGCCTGTCTCCTCGAATGAATAGTAGATCCGCGGGGTGTCTGCGAGAACGGCGCCTCGATAAGCATTCAGGGGATTTGCCGTCCGCCAGGAGCCGGGGAGCTTGTAGTAACTGATAACGCCAGCGCCTCCGAAATTAGTGTCTGTCCCATTGCCGCTGACGGAAGCCCCCTGACAGCTGATGCTGGGGAAGTTTAGCCGCTTGAACGGCGTCAGCAACGCCTTGGTGGGGCGGAACTGGTGAGCATCGGAAATCTCGATACACGTGTTCAGGGCACCACGGCCAATCGGATCAAGCAGAATACACCACGCGGAGTCCTCGACGGACACTTGGGCAAGCATCCCGTCGCTGAAGTCGGTGGGGAATGCTGTGATACCCGCTGTGCCCGGTGCGGAGCCGGCAGCTTGACTGGCCGAAACCTGAGACATCTGGGTTGCGCGAAGCGCGGCAATTCGGCTGTAGTAGAGACCCTTCGGGTCGTTGTACGCCGGATCGCTTGTGACTAGAGCTGGACGACATGCGTACAAGAAGCTGTCAGTATTGCCGTTGGAGGCAATCGTGGTCCCAGCTGGAACGGGAAAGCACTCATCAATCCCTAGATCCCGGTGAAACCACTGGGCCGAGCCTTGGATTGTCGTAATCCACGCGTTGAGGACGTACATCACCTCACCGGCCGGCACGGTAACGGAGAACGAAGCACCCTTCCAATAGACATAGGCTGCTGGATCGAGCATCGCAGCGCGGTCCTTCCAGAAGGACAACTCAGCAGCAGACATCGTACCGTTTTGCACAAAGGCCGTCGTGGCAATCCTGGTGCTGTTGTCTCCAGCGGTAGGCGTAGGCGCTGTAGGCGCGCCCGTGAGCGCTGGAGAGGCCAGCGGCGCCTTCAGGGCGTCTTGCGTATCAACGTAGGTCTTGTTGGCCTTGAGGCCGAGCTGCGTCGCCGTGGACGTGGCGAAGTTCGGGTCATTGCCCAGCGCTGTCGCCAGCTCATTGAGCGTGTCAAGCGTGGCGGGCGCCGAGTTGACGACAGCGGCGACCTTGGTGTCCACATAGCTCACCGAGGCAAGCGTGGGGTCCTTGGGATGCACGTGGTCTTCGTGGGCCCACTTGGCGCTTGTGCCGACAGCCGCTGTGCCATCAACGAGAGGCGTAGCCGTGCCCGCAGCAGCCGCAATCGCCGCAGCAGACGCAGAGCCGGCCGCAGCAGCGCTGGAAGCTGCAGCGCCCTGGGAGGCCAGAGCAGCAGCAGCAGAGGCCGCAGCGAGGTCCGCGGAATGCTCCGCAGCCGCTTCGTCAGCTTGCGTGTACGGTTGTCCATCAGGGTAGAAGCCGCTGGGAGCCTGGGAGGGCGTGGTGGACGCCGGGTAATCGGTGGTGACGACATCGTCCTCGCTGTAGGCCGTGCCGTCCGTGAAGAACGAGGTGCTTACCATCCGCCATCCGTGTCGAGGGCCAGGGCCGGCGCCATGACCGCGTCTGCGGCCAGCTCGTCAGCGTCTGCCATCTTCTGCAGGTTCATTGTGATCTGGGTGTAGGTGGCCTCGGCCTCCGAACGGTTCTCGACGTCCTTGAGGTAGCTGTAGGCCGCGGCGAGCGCCCCGTAGAGCACAGCGTCCCACGCGACCTTGAGGGCCGTGTTGGTGTCACCGTCCGCGCTCACGGCTGCGAACTCGGCGTAGTAGAGGATGAGGACCTTGGAGCCTTCACCAGGCGTGGGCCCGAGGATCCAGCTGCCGCCCTGGCGCGTGTAGCGACGCGGGGGTAGACCGGGGATCTCCGAGTCCCGCACGACCTCGGTCAGCGAGGACTTCCTGAGCTGATATTCGAGGATGCCGTCGTTGTCGGTGTCCGACATGATGGCGATAAGCTCTAGGAGATCCGAGGGGATAGCGAGCTTCGTGAAGTCGGCGGGAATGGTGTAGAGGATCTGCTTTTCCATGAACGGGACACGAAGCTCCCGCTGGATCCGCATGATCGACTGGTTGATAAATAGGCTCACCAACGTGTCGGATTTCCCGACCACATTATTGTTGAGCATCAGCTTGAACTGAGCCTTCAGCTCACCGAGTGTCACGTTGGTGTGCTCCTTAGATTTTCTTGTTGGTCAGGATGAAGTCGTCCAGGGCGTACCGCTGGAGCATCTTCAGCGTCTCGCGCACGGGCGCGGTCATGACGTCGAAGCCGTAGCGGCGGTACAGCTCGTCGACCACCTCAACAGGAATGGATGCGACGTGGTAGAAATCACCAGCCTTTTGGTTCGCGCTGTCGACCTTCTGCTTGCGTATCTCGCTAAGCCAGTCGTCAGGGATGTGCTGCTCGCGCTTGATGATCAGTTCGTTCGTGGTGCGGTCTTCGTCGAAGGACACCAGAGTGTCGAGCACTTTCGGCTCTTCGTGGAAAGTTTCAGCAGACATAATTCTCAATGAAAAAAAGGGGCCCCACTACCCCATACGGTGATAATGGAGCCCCAATTCGCTTAGAAGCCCGAAGCGGCTTCGATGACCGCGGCCGACGCGAAGAAGTTCTTGTGCTTGAGCGAGAACTCGCCCAGCAGCATGGCCTTCGAACTGTCGCCGGTCTTCGCCAGCTCCTTGCGCTCCCAGGGGCGCAGGGTGACGTTCGTCCACATGTCGGGATCGTAGATCAGCGTGTTCTTGGCCTTGAGCCAACGGTTGATCTCGACCTTCTGCTCACCGAACGGCGAGACGTACAGGTTGACGACGTTGACGATCTTCTTGCTGTCCGAACCGGTGATGGTGCGGTAACGGCCCGCTGCCGCAGCGAAGCCCGCGAGGACCACCGAGTTGCTCGGGGTCACCATGATGCGGGTCGGCTCCGCGCCGGCCACGAACGCGCTCTGCAGCGCGGTGACAAGCAGGGCCTCCGACAGCGGGGTCGCGGCGCCGCCCGTGTAGGTCACGGTCGAGCTGTCGAGCTGCTGCTGGAAGGACGCCAGGGTCGAAGCAACCGAGCTGGAGCCCGCGGCCTTGACCTGTGCGTTGCCGATCAGGGCGATCTCGCGGTCACGCTTGATCGCGGCCGATGACTTGGCCATCTGGTAGGCCATCTCGCGCTTGCGACCGTAGGTCGACACGATGTCGGCGCGGTCGGAGACCTGCACGGCTTCGGTGAAGATCTGCGTGTAGTTGTTGCGCATGACGGTCGGCACAACGGTGATGAAGGAAGCGTCTGCGCCTTCAACCGCGGCGTTGGTCGCCGGAGCGCGCAGGCTGTCTTCCTGCCACTGGAACAGCGGCTGGGTCACCTTCTCGTTGCCGATGCCGTTCTGGAACGGGGTCTTGCGCGGGGAGAGGTTGGTGATGACATCGGAGACCTGCTCCTTGATGCCAACCATCTGGTACGTCTGGTAGTTCGCCATTTAGAAAATGTCTTCTTTGAAAAGGGTGGTCTTAGTCGTCGCCACTGAACATGGCTTCGAATGCGTTGATCGCGTCGTCCTGCGAGCCGGACTTCATGGCCTTGGTGGTGGCCTGCTTGACAGTCACGGTCTTCGCGCTGGATCGCGCGGCTGGTGCGGATGCAGAGTTCTTCACGATCTTCGTCGGGGTCTTGTTGACCTTCTGGGTCACGACCTTCGTCGAGCCACGCTTGAACTGCATGGCCATGTGGAGGATCTTGAAGGCGCCAGGATCGGTGAGGTTGTTCACCATCTCCTTGTCGAGGCCCTGCTCGGTAGCGAAGCTGCGGATGTCGTTGTACAGCGCTTCGTTCCAGCCCTTGATGTGGTGCGGGCTGTCGGCGGTGTTGATCGCCTTGAGGCAATCACGGGCCGCGGTCTGGCGTGCCGCCAACTGATCGGCAGACACCTTCTGCATAAAGCCGTCGAGTTCGTTCTTCAGGAACGTCTCGTCCTCGTACGCCTTCTGAGCTTCGGCCTGGAGGGCCTGGAGCTGGTCGGCGGGGACGTTCGGGTCCTTCAGCAACTGCGTCCACGGCAGCTCGCGATACTGGTTCGCGCGCTCGGTCGACCGCTTCAGCATGACGTCGTAGGCAGCGATGTTCTTCGCTTGATCTGCCTCGACGGCCTTGCGGACTTCGGCGACTTCTTGGGACTTGCGGGTAAGAGATGCCTCTTGGCCGTAGAGACGCTTCAGGTCGGAGACTTTAACCTCGTGCTCGTCATCGCCGATCTTGACCTTGACGTACGTCTCGTCACTGTCATCGGCATACTTCTTAGCCTTGGTGTCGTCGTCCTTCTTGTCGTCGTCTTGGCCTTCCTCCTCGTCGCCTTCGTCCGCGTCGTCGTCTGGAGTTTCCTCGGACGGCTCGTCGTCGTCAGCTTCGGGCTGGTCGGTATCTTCGTCTTCGCTCTTTACCTTTTTCTTCGATGGCTCTTCAGCGTCGTCACCCTCTTCGGGATCGGTAAGGAAAGCGTCAAGAATGTCATCACCTTCGATGGCATCCGGGTATTCATTCAGGTTAGCAGCGTCCGTCTGGATGGCTGGCATCAGTAATCGTTCTTTCTAAGAAAGTCTGCCACGGCGCATATCTCAGCGGTGGTGGCGTTGGTTTTGATTTGGTTCGCAAGCTGTGACAGCCAGCGGACGTTGCCGACCACGTAGCCCTTCTCAGGTACGATGCGGTCCAGCGACGGGGATGTGTGTCGGTCCTGATCCCCCCAGACCATGGGTAGACCTAAGGCGGGGCACACGCCGTCTTTCGGGAAGATATCTGCGAGGTGGTCAATGCTTAAGTCGAACGGCACCCGCTTCTTCAAAGCCCTGCGCTTAGCGGCTCCGTGCGCGGTACACACGCGCTTGCGCTGGTACGCACTTTTCGAAATCCAGTGCTCACAGCCGTCACGCCGATACGCATAGAAAAGCATACCGTCTTCGCGCGCGTCTCCTTGTTTGAGACGCACTCAGAGGGTTCCGTCATAGATATCGTGCACGCTCGGATCATCAATCGGATCTGGAGCGGAGACATGTGGGGTGTTGTCTTGGTGTTGCGGGAGCTTGTCGAAGGCCTCGGCGAAATGCGCCATGAGCCCGAGAAACTCGTCGAAGCCTTGCGACGTCGCGTAGAGATATTCGCGCCGCTTGGTCTCGTGTGGTTGCGTCTTGAGGATGTCGGCAGCGCACTGCTGTCGGAACATGGCCACAAGAGCCTGGAAGTTCTCGACACCCAGCAGCTCCTTTGAGAAGCCGCCGAGTGCGAGGATCGTGTCGTCGTTCATGCCTTGTTGTGCAGATACGTCATCATCTTGGAGATGAGGTCGGGCCCACGGACGCTTGAGGCGCCTGAGGGATCGATCAGCTCTCCGGTTGAGGGATCACGCATCGACAACGCGTTGCGCATGAAGAAGCTTGTGTCAGGCTGGGCCTGCGGGGCTTCAGCGGGACGTGGTTGCGGCATCGGCACCGGAGAAGCCTGAGGCGGCGCTGCAGGGGCCGGAGCCGGTGCAGCTGGTGCTGGGGATGCCGGGGGCAGCATCTTGGTCATGTCGCCGGTCGCCCACCAGGGCAGCTGCGGGTTCGGCACAGCGGGCTGAAGCTCAGCCTGCTTGTCAGCCTGCGCCTTGAACTTCTGCCATTCCGGGGCGAGACCCGAGGGAGCCTGGGCGGCCCCAGGGAGAGCCATGGACATCGGCGAAGCCCCAGCGTTGCCCATGAGGGACGAGGCGGTCTTTGCGAGCGTCGGGATGGAGCGTATAGCCCCACCCGCAGCAAGGCCAGGAGCCCCTAAGACCAGCGAGCTGGCCGTAAGGGGACCTGGGGTGTGGTCGTGGACGGCCTCACGGATGCGCCGAAGCGTATCTGAGACCCTGTCGTAGTTGAACGTGGGCATTACGCTGACGGTCCCTTTGGTTGAGCAGCCTTAGCTGCCGCGTTGGCAGCAGCCGTGCGCTCTGTGGCCGCGATCTTCTCCCGCTCGACGTCGAGCTGCTCCTCACCCAGTTGGATGCGGGCGGCAGTATCGGCGTCCTGGCGGTCGTTGGTGCGGTCCATGTTGAGCGCGTCGAGGTGTATCTGAGCAGCGCTCTGCTCCAGCTTCGACTGCGTGGCAGCGTAGAGACGGTTGTCTGCGGCCTGCTTGACGTTGACAGATGCCATAGAGGCGTCGACGGCCTTCTCCTTGATGTCCAGCTCGCGAACCTTGAGCGGGTCAGGACCCGGAGGCTGTGCGTTGGGATCGAGGTAGGCGGCGAACCGGTTGAAGCCCTTGAGCTTGCCGATGTCGTGCAGCATCTCGTAACGCTGCTTCTGTCCGAACATGCCACCGAGACCGGGATCGCCGGCCATTTCCTTGTAGCCCATAGCCAGCTCGTTGGCGGCCATGTCCTTCTCGCCGTAGCCCAGGTGCTGGGAGACGGTGCAGGTCGTACGCTCGGTCCACGTCTCTGCGTCGATCTGCAGAGGAGCACCCGCGACTTGGATGACGCGTTTGTCCTTGTAGACGATGCCGAGGCGGACCACTTCAAGCATGAGGGGCACGAGGAAGTTGAAGGCGAAGTTACGCGCCATGATCTTCCCGCGCTGGCCTGAGGCCTTCATCATGTTGTCGACCAGACCCTTAGAGTTCTGGGTCGAGATGGCGTCCTTGTTCTGGCCCTGAGAGAGCGCAGAGATGCCAGTCGATTTCTCGTTCTTGGCGTCGAGGACGTTCATCGTCTGGAAGACGTACGGGTTCAGCGGGTTCTGCACGAACGGTGCGACGCTGTCCGGACGGCGAACGTTCACGATGCCGCCGAGGCGGTTGTCGAGAAGCTCACGCGGGTTCATCAAGCCACCATTGACCACAGCGTAACGCGGGTTGGTGGTGATGGCCGTATGGTCGAGCACGCCGCGGAAGAGGACCGTGTTGGCGTTCTGCGTGTGGATCACGCGGGCCGCGAAGTTGTGGCCGTAGAAGACGTGAGGCAAAGGAAGCGGCACGTAGGCCAGGAACGGGGCCTTGTCGACCTCCTGGGGCTCCTCAAGGATCTTGCCGCCTGCGTGGAGGATCTTGTAGAGGCGAGCGCCCTTAGAGCTGTCGATCTCCATACGCACGTAGCTCTCGTACAGGACGATGTATTCCTGCGAGCTGTCGATGGGATCGGTGTCTGCGTCGTTGCTGTGTGTCGGCGCGTTGCGCGCGAGGACTTCAGGGCTGAACTGCAGCTCCTTGGCCTCGTCGGCCGGCAGCGACATCACGATGGACTTCTTGATGCCCATCTCGATCAGCTCCGCACGCGTCTTGGGCGTACGGTGACCGCAGTACTTGGCGTCGAGGATGCAAGTGGCCAGGGGCTCGATCAGAAACTCTTCGGGAGCGATTGGATCGATGCAGGTCTTGCTGACATCCTTCTTGCGCGTCAGGGTGCCCGAGAAGCCGCCCGTGGCCGGATCGAGGTCAGCGTTGAACTCGTCGACGTCGTCCTGGGAGGCCAGAGCGTGCGCGTCCTCATACGAGATGGGACCGAACGTCTCTTCGGCGTAGTCGTATTTCTTTTCCCAGTACACCTTCGCGATGCCGGCACGGGCCGTGAGGCCGTCGTACATGACGCTGCTGAAGATGTTGAAGCCGGGGTTGGCACGGAAGATGACGTAGGACGCATACTCGGTTGCGACCCGGCACATCTCGGCGTTCATATCGTTGTCGGGGTCGAATTGCGCGATGTGGTCGCCGCCGGCGAACACTTCCAGCAACTGAGAGCGCTGCATCTCGACGCTGTCGAAAACGTCGCTGCTCACGTATGAGCTGGAGCCTTCGGAGGTACGCTTGGGGAGGTCCCCATTGATGTAACGCGTTACGCGTTCTCTTTCCCGCGCCAGTCTGGAGTCAAACCAGGACACCGAGGAAGTGGACTTAGCTTGGACTTTGGCGAGAATCTCTTCGTCTGATAAAGTCGATGGCTTCTTCGCCATAAGTATCCTAGTTCAAGTATGTAATTGCTTTTGACAGGATCACAGCGCTGTCTCGCGCATGGCCAAGCAGGTGGTTACACCGCTCGCAGAGAATGCCGCGCACCTCGCCTGTGCTGTGATCGTGATCTGTGTGCCAACCGCGTTTGTTGGCCGGATCGTCTGAGCCGCAAATGGCGCAACAGTGGCCCTGCTTATCGAACAACACATCCCACTCATCGGAGTTTATGCCGAAGCGCGACTTCCTTCTGTAGGAGCGGTTCTTTTCCGGATTGTTTTTGTACCACTCTCGCTGGTACGCGTTGCGCTTGGCGCGCTTCTCTTCGTCAGATTGCTTCTGTGTAGAACTCATCACTCACTTCGACTGGACGCCACTTGCCCTCGTGAATGTAGCAAGCGATGGCGAGCGCCATCACACAGTCGTCGTGTGTGCCGGCCTCGGCTTCCATCTTGCCGTTCTCACTCACGACGAAGGTTTTCATTTCCTTCAGCGTGGTCTCGTCGTTGATTTCGATTTCACGCTCACGGTCGAGCGCACGGAGCTTGTCGATGATCAGAGGCTTCGACGCTTCACTGGTGAAGAAGCCTAGCTTGATAGTGTCCTTGTCGGCATCGAGCGTGCCTTCCGTCTGCTCTGTGTAGAGATACGGGTAGTTGCTGTCGCGCAGCTGCACGCACGTCACGAGCCCGTGATTATTCCTCTCAGGAGCGATGGTGGCGCTGTTGTAGTGGTAGCCCAGCGTCTCAAGGATCTTCGCGAATACGTCGGGGTGGCAGAGGCCACGCCATACGGCGACTTGGCGCATCTGGCTGTCGAGGATCTGGGCGACACTCGGGTCCCCGTCCTTCTTGCCTTTGATGCCCTGGCGCAAGCCCATGCCCACGTCGGCGCCGATCACGTACGATTCCTTCGGGTCGAGCGGCCGGTAGACCTTCAGCTCACCACGGGCATGCTCTCGGAGCACCCGCAGCGGCAGCGGTCGGCCGTTCTTCTCGTCGTAGGTCTCTTCGACAGCCATGATCGTCTCGGGAGCCTTCGGGGTGCGAAGGCGCTCGGTGACGTACTCGTTGTTGAAGATGGGGCGGCCGGTCGAGAGGAAGGCCTCTTCGGCGGTCGCCGGGTATTCTTGCTTGAACAGGTCGAGCCCGTTCGTCGCCACCTTCTTACGACGCCAATAAAGTTGGTCGTTGGAGGTGAGCCCTTTATCGTAGAAGGCCTTCACGAGGTCTTCTTCTTCGGGCGTACGCTTGAAGTCAGCAGGTGCTGGATCGCGATACTCGGCGCTCTCGAACCACGCGGAGAAGAACAGCTCGTAGCCATTCCAGTCCTTGTCGCCCGGTGTCTTGTCGGCGCCCTGGGCCATGTCGTAGAACTTCCCGGTGACACCTTGCGCGGTGCTTTCCAGAAAGATGAACGTGCCGGGCTCTTCAGGGATTGCCTGGACGAGGCCGTTGAAGTTGGTGTTCGCGAAGGCGGTCGGCCAGAACGCTACCTCGGAGAGGTGCGCGAAGGTGAGCGTTTCACCGCGAGCAACGCCGCGGCCACCAGCAGTCGCAACACGAAGGCCACTATCAAGCTTGTCAAAGACCAGCTCTGAGCGCGAGGAGTACTTCGTCGAAGGGCGTACGATGTCGGGAACGTTGTCATGGATGCGCCGATACATGTCGAAGAGCGTCGTGGTGCTCTCGGCCTCGTGGGCCATGACGAGACCCTTCTGGGCCTTGCGCTGTGACAGCCACCAATACTGGAGGGCTGAGATGACGGTGGAGAGGCCCTGCTGGCGTGCCTTGAGCACGACCATACGCACGCGGCCGGTGCGCTGCAGCTGGGCGATAACGCGCTCCGAGAAACGCTGCTGCACCCTGTTGAGAACGAGCGGGGCAATCTTGCCCTGCTTCGTCCTGATCTTGATGCACTTCGCAGCGTAGAACGCGAAGTCGTCGTAGAGCCGCTTACGAGCCTTCTTCTGGCTCTCTGTAAGCTCGTCAGCCATCGCCGCGGATGATCTCGTCGAGGAAGTCCTCGGCCTTGTTGAGCGTCAGCTTGGACTTGCTCTCAGGCTTCGACTTCGTGAAGTTTAGGATGGTGTTGATCGCTTGGATCTTGATCTTCTGGTCGCTGGGGCCTACCGCGAGCACGAAGCACTCCTTCAGCGCGGCCTCGGCCTTGCCGGTGTCGCTGGTCGGGACCTTGACGGTGTGGACATCGCCATCGTCCGAGACATCGACAAACTCGTATTCAGGCAGTTCGCCTTTGTCTTTCATGATCTGGATAAACCTGTCTGCTAGTTCGCGTGCGCGCTCCCATAGGGGCGCCACGGATTCACGCGTGTGCCCGGTGGGGACACCTGCGCGAGAGTGTTTGGTGGGGTCGGCCTTGTGCGAGGCTTTGATCGCCGCCGCATGACGAGCGCGAAACTCCGGGTCTTCCCACTGCGCCTTCTTGAGGGCGCTGATGTCGGGACGCGGTTGCCTGCGCTTGTCTACTCGGCCAAAGAGGGGGACCTTCTTGTACTTCTTGGCCCCCCTCGCGGGCGTCTTTGTCACTTGAATGCGTCCAATGCTTTCATGAGGCCGGCATCGTTCACGTTGTCCTGCGCGTACTTCACCGCTCGGGTGATCTGCGCGGGATTGGTGCCGACACGCTGCAGCTCGCGCTGTAGCCAGTCGATGATGTGAGCTTCCTTCGGAAACTTGGCCTTGAGGCTCTGGGCGATACCCTGGCGCTTCTGCTCGGACGCTTCGGCCCTGGCGATATACACGTCGTTGTCGGTGCCCTTGCGGGACGCCTCCAGGCGCG